TTTTTTTTATATATATTTATCTTTAAATTTTTTTATATTTCGTTGGTATATTACTTATAGGACGGCTAGTAGTCAACGTCGGTTGCCTACCATCGAGATTTTTTTTCGCTGGTCAGTTGATTTGATAAATATCGGGAAATACGTTATGAGTTCGTATTACAGATGACCAGCGAAAATATGTGCGTCGCTGGTATCGCTGGTCAATGTATATTTGCATAATGTCTTTATCACACAACCAGTTACAACAAAAATGCTGGCAACACTTGTGGAATACGTATCCCTACAGTCGTTACCTTTGTTGGCATACTAAAAACGAGGATATTCCACATAAAGGAGAATCGAAACAGGCTTATATCGTACGCAGATCACAGGATAAGGCCATTGGACTACTTCCCGGAGTATGGGATCTCGTTTTTTATTGGAAAAAATGTCTATATATCTTTGACATCAAGGTAGGCAAAGACAAATTATCGGACAATCAAATTCGTTTTCGTGATAATGTAATTGAACAAGGCGGAAAGGCATTTGAAATCAACGAATTGGAACAATTTATTTTAATCACTAAAATGATCTTTGAAGATGGCAGGTAAAGGCAAGGCAACAACCAAACGGATAATCGATGCCGCGGGATTACGTATCGAGTTAATGAAACAATACGAACAGGGCGTTACTTCATTACGCGACCTATGGGAACTGTTTGGATCTTTGTACTCTATTGGGAAATATCGACTAAATAATACGCATAAAGAAGCGTATGCAGATTGGTGTCAGATGCGTGAACACAAACTTGCAAAGGTCGGATTGAATAATCTTGAAAAGGAAATAAAGTCAGGCGTTAAAACAAAAATCGAACGAGTTCTTGAGATTCAAAAGATGTTGGACGATGACCAATACGAGGAAACGATCTACGATTTTAAGACAGGTCAACAGGTAACGTTTAATAGACAAATGACACCAAGTGAAAGACGGGGATTGTACGACCTACTTGCAAGAATGCAAGGCGATTATGTACCAACTACTTCAAATGTCAATGTAATGAAATTCGGAAAGGATCGCGAAGAATATGTCGATTAAATTTTCGAAACGATGGTTCAATCCGCTGTATTTCATTCTAAATAGAATAGTCGAGGATCCGACGATACGTACGGTGCTTGTTTACGGGGGAAAGTCCTCAAGTAAAACAGTATCAATCGCTCAGATCCTATCAAAAGAAGCACTTGTAAATGGTGCATCGACAATAGCCTATCGAAAGCAATCTAATTCGATTGATACTACGCTTAAGAAATCGTTTCATCTGGCGCAAGATAATATGCGGATTGATAATGCCTTTGAACGACTTGATAAAGAATATCGGTGTGTGAATAAGGCCGAAATCGTACTCAAAGGAATCGATACGGAAGAAAAAGCAAAAGGAATCGAATCATATCGTTACGTCTTCTTGGATGAATTGAATCACTTTACCTATCTCGAATATGAGCAATTCCAATTATCTCTCAGGGGAATTCGTGGACAAAAAGTATTCGCCGCTTGGAACCCCGTTGATGAAAATAGTTGGGTGAAACTTGATCTCGTCGATAAAGAAAATTTCACTTCATGTAACGATTTCGGCAAACTACCTTGCGAAGATTCATTTATCAAAATAAGTACTGACCGCAAGACAATTCTAATTAAAACGACTTATGTTGACAATTACTGGATCGTCGGTTCACCTTGTGGTGAATACGGATATCGAGACGATAACTTAATAGCACAATACGAAAAACTCCGTACGACGAATTATAATTCATACAAGGTAAACGTCTTAGGCGAATGGGGGAAAACTGAATTCGGTGGGGAATTCCTCAAACAATGGCGGTCCGAGATTCATACCGATGAATGTAAATACAACCCGAAACTTGCAATACGTTTAATTTTTGACGAAAACGTCAATCCGTATTTCCCTTGTGGCATCTTTCAAGTCGATGAAGATAATAAGACATCTTATCTAATTCATGCGATAACAATGAAGAATCCCGATAATACGGTCAAAGCAATGTGTAGAGAAATCCGCCGAAAACTAATGGAATGGGGCCACAAGGAAGCAGTCTATATTGGAGGTGACGCCACAAGTCAAAAACAGGACGTTAAACAAGAAAAGGGCCACGATCTATTTCGTTTGATTATGAATGAACTCTCAGACTATAATTTAAGACGTATTGTAGGTACATCGAATCCTTCTGTACGGATGTCTGCGGATTTCCTTAATTCAATACTTGAGAATGAGATCTATGGTCTTAAATTCCGTGTCGATAAGTCATGTCGGGCCGCGATTACGGATTATGAAAATACCAAGGAAGATAAGAATGGTAAAATCGATAAGAAAACCGTAACAGATCCGATAACTAAAGTATCATATCAACCATACGGTCACTTTGTCGATATAACGAGATACTATTTCGTTCAAACATTTCAACGCGAGTATATAACCTATCAACGAGGCGAAAATCGTCAACCTTTATCACTTGGTAAAAACGTATCGAAAAATGTATACTAAATTTTTTTGAAACTTTGAAAATAAAATAGTTGATTTGCATATAAATTTCAATCAATGGGTTATCTTTTAACTACAGATTATAAGAAAATAATTCAAACCGACAATTTGAATCAAATTCTTGGTTCTGATTATACTCTACTATCGTCGATTGAATTAATGGCCGAAAGTGAACTTAAAAGTTACCTCGTTCAGAAGTATGATACATCATTTGAATTCAGGTCAATTCTATTATACAGTTACAATGCGACTTACTATGGTCGAAATAGAATTTATCTTGATGCTCCTGCCTATAGTTCAAGTAGTACATACGCATTAAATTCGTTAGTACTTTACAACGGATATGTCTACATTAATACGTCGGCGATTACGGTACCTGAAGCTTGGAACGCATCACATTGGTTACAACTTAATACGCAATATACTATTTACTATATTGATACACTTAATCCTGTGTACGATCTTTATACTTCTTACAAAGTAGGCGATTTAGTCTGGTATAAAGATAAGACTTATACTTGCGCTATCGACAACGTTGGATATACGCCGGATACGAATTCGCATTACTGGGGGACAGGTGTTAGTTATAGTGTACCCGCGATTGGTTTACCTGCAGGAAATGGCGCATTTGTTGTAGGAGATACACGGAACCAGCAAATGGTGACTTATATGACTGATGTCGTATTATATCACTTACACTCAAGAATTGCACCTCGAAATATTCCTGATCTACGGGTAAAACGATACGATGACGCCATTGCTTGGTTGAAACAATGTGCAAAAGGTGATGATATTACGGCAGATCTTCCAAAAATACAACCGACACAAGGTATGAGAAATCGATATGGTTCAGTTCTTCCAAAACAAAATAACAATTTTTAATGAGTATTCTTTCACGAATTAAAAACGTGGTTGCCCCTGCAAAGATAAAAAAAGCACCGTCGACACGTCTAGTACGATTACAATTACAGCGAATTCGACAAGATGCTGAAACGCGAAGGGCTGCTATTCATGAAGCAGAAATGTCACATTTTCCATTTCGTGTAAAAATGCAACAAATGTATTTGAATACGAAGGAAAATGCTCATATCAAGGCTTGCATTGAAAGACGTAAAGATCTTACCATACTTCGTAAATGGGAATTTCGAAATGCGGCCGGTGAAATTGATCAAAAAGTAACTGATATTTTCTGCGACACGATCAATGGTAAAACTCAACTGAAAACTTGGTTTCAATCGTATTTATCATATTGTCTTGATGCAATCTTTTTCGGGTATACGTTAATCAATTTAAACGACATCGTTGATAATACGTTTCCTAAGATCGAAGTAGTAAAACGTTGGAATGTTTCGCCTGATCGGTACGAATTAACTCAATTCCCATACATGATGTATGGTATCAATTTTAAGGAAGACGAAAACTATAAGGACTGGTTGGTCTATGTATCGACACCTAACGATACAGGGATATCACCTTGCGGATATGGGTTATTTTATGAATTATCACCTTATGAAATATTTCTACGTAATTTATTAGGTTTTAACGGTGATTTCATCGAATTATTTGCACAACCATTTCGTGTCGGTAAAACCAATAAAACTGATGAGACGGAAAGAGCCGCTTTTGAAAATTCTGTAAGAGATGTAGGTAGTTCAGGTTACGCAATTTTAGACGAATTCGGAGAATCGATAGAATTTCTTGAATCGTCATTAGGTAGTACAGGTTATCAAGGCTATGATAATTTCGAAAAAAGATTGGAGGATAAAGTATCGCAACTAATACTTGGACACGCCGACGCTATGAAATCGATCCCCGGCAAATTAGGCAATTCGGGAGAAGAGTCACCTGCTCAACAGGCGCTAGAGGACAAGGCGACCAAGGATGCGGTCTTTATCCTTCCTCTAGTGAACAACGAACTATTTAATCGTATGCGTAACTTAGGTTTCAATATCCCTGAAGGTACTGTCGCTTGTATGCAAAACGATAACGAGGAAGTCGAAAATGCTCATAACGTTGCGGATCTTGCAATCAAAATCAAACAAGGCGGTTTGCAAATGGATGCAAATTACTTTACCGAAAAAACAGGAATACCATTAACCGAAATTCAATCACCTGTACAAACGGGTGTTGCTAAAAATATAACGAATAAACTCCGTGAAATATACGGATAAACAAATAGAAGCGATGATAAAAGGTATCGAAGACGGTACCATAACGTCTCGTGATCTGCCTGAAGGTTATTACAAAGCGGTTACTGACTACTTAAAACAGGCAGTCCTTAAAGGATTCGGCGAGAAACCTGATGGATATAGTGAAAAAGACGCAGTATTACTTGAGGAACTATTGACAAACGTCTATACCTTTGGTGCCGCGAAAACATTCCAACAAACACAAGCGATTTCGTCCTTATTAGTCGATGAAAACGGTAACATACGAAGTAGTCGCGAGTTTAATTCATTGGCAAGGTCCTTGTATGATAATTGGAATGATAATTGGGGGAAAACCGAATATGTAACCGCAATTGGGCAGGCTGATATGGCTGCAAAATGGTCATATATTGAATCAACGAAAGATGTATTTCCGAATCTTAAATACTCGGCGATAATTGATCCAAATACGTCTGACATTTGTCGTCCTCTTAATGGTATCGTGAGATCGTAAGACCACACGTCTGAACTCCAGTCACATCACGATCACGTCTGCCGT